CCAGCTTTTGTTTGTGTAGTGCTATCATTAAATGTAAGACCATTAGTCCCATCAATAATCATGCTCATGGCAAAGTCCTTACATATTCTTTTGCTTGGTCAATAGTCATTACATTGCCGTCTGCATCTTCTAGGATTGAATCATTAGGGCTAGTATTAAGGCTAAATGAATCGCCATCTTCTTGAACTGTACTGCCAAGTTGTTGTTCTAATACGGCTGATTTAAAGGCTTGGTAGTCTGTGTTGTCAGGGGCAAAAGGGATGCAAGCGCCATCTGTTGTGCGGACTACGCAAGATGGTTCTGTTCCTCTAACTATTATTAATTTATACATTTTTTATAACTCCGCAGACATTGAAAAATAGCCTGATGTACTATTGTTTGAACTTAAATTTGCACCATATCCTACTGTCATTGAGCCAGCATTTCCAACTCTTGCAAAAACAACATTTGGAGTGCTTCCAGCATCAGTAATACTTGTAGTTGCATATAAAGTTCCGCCAACTTGTATTACGGTTGTGGACTGGGCTAATGTAGGGGTTGCTCTCATACTAACTTTTAAAGGAATTGATATATCAGCTTGTGTAGTTGTATAAACCATTCCTGAACCCATCATTCCATAAGCGGCAGTACCAACCGAAGTATTACCATTAATTTGCTGATAATAGCGTTGGCAGTTAGCTAGGCTAGTCTGATAATTTACATACTCAAAACCAGTAGCAGAACTACCTACTTCTAGTTGAACACCAGTAACCAAGAATGTAGAACCAGTAGTAGCAACAATAGAAGTATCGCCAGTTGCACCTCGATAATTTGTTGCCGCCCAAGTGCCAGCAGTTCCTTGTAGTGTTGAACCCATGCCTAAGTCAAAGTTTAAGCAAATACCGCCACTATTTGTAGTTTCCCAAGTGCCAGTTGTATCACCAGCAATAGTTACTGACTTTTGTTCCCAAGTGTTTGCGGCTGAAATTGTGTAGCTAAATGGGTAGCTTCTGTCGCTTGCGTAGTTTTGAACGCTACCACCAAACTGACCAGTTTTTGAAGATTGAACCCAAAAAGATAAGGTAACTGTTTTTGCGTTGGCAGTTCCCCATTGCAAATCAGCAGTATTGTAGCCTTCAATTACTTGTTGAATTTGGGCTCTTTCAGTTGAACCTGAAGTAGCACCAGTAGTAGTAGTAAATTTTAATGAATTTACAAAACCAACAGGGGCAGTAGAAACTTGTTGTGCGTTACCGCTTAAACCAGTTGTTGTGCAATAAACTTGAAATCTATCTACTGGATATACACCGCTACTTAAAGCCGTAACTGCCGCACCAGCATTTCTTTGGTCAATAACCATTGCACCATTGATAATGCGATTCTTCATAATAGAAGCATTACCAGCACCCAATATGCCACCGCTAGTAGAAGTCTGAATTACATCAGCGTTTACTGTTCCGTATGGCATTATGCAGTTCCTAGTATTGCTTTAACTTCATCAGCAGTTAAACCTAATGCTGCAAGTTTTGCTTGAGCCGATTCTTTAGCAGTTATTTCTGCTTGTTCTTTAGCAGTTTCTTCAGCTTGTAATTCCGCTAGTTTAATTTCTGCATTTGTTTTATTGTAGGCTATTTCATTTTCATTTTGGTCGTAAGCAACATCTCCACGAATAGTTTTAATAGAAGGGTTTAAAGCAAAAATAGCATCATGTAATGTAATCATGCTGCAATCTCCATTAAAGTAATTGTTGAAGTAGAGCCACCACCTCCATCGTATTGAACATAAGCAGTTGCTATACCATTTCTAGCAGCAAATTTAGTTGAATAAGTAGTGGAAGAAGTTGTTGCTGGACTATCTAAATAAGTAGCACATCCATCAGTTCCAACAGATTGTGTAGAACCATTGCTATATAATCCAAGACTATCTAAAGATAATATTACAGTTGAATTTCTAAGTAATTGAGTTTGTACAGCTAATCCACCGCCACCAGCACTTGTTGCAACACCTGAATGAATTACAGTTACAAGAATTTTGCTTGTTGCAAATTTAGGAGTTATTGAAGCAGTAAGACCAGTAGCAGTAAATGTTGCACTTGTTGTGCTTACTTGAGTAGCATAAGTAGCATTAACTACTTGAATAACACCACCTGATTGTGGACTGCCTGTAGTTAATACTGTGCCAGTAGATGCTGGAAGTGTAATGGTATTAGTACCAGCTACGGCTGGAGCAGCTAATGTAATAGCACCGCTTGTATCGCCTGAGATTACGACTGAACTCATAGAACCACCCACCTTTGACCTGAAGCAACTGTTACAGACTGACCACTAGCAATTGTCATAGGACCAACACTCATGGCATTGTTTCCTGATGCTATTGAATAACTTGTAGCTACGGTTGCATTGTTAACTATTAAACCATTAGAAGCTACTACTTGGCTTGCTTGCAAATCGCCAGTTGAAGGCTTATACAAATACTTTGCATTGCTTGTATAAATCGTTGTAGGTGTGCCAGTAGTCGCTGCAGCAAATAAAGGATAAAGATTACTTGCTGTTGTTGTGTCGTTACTGAGTGCTGCACCACCAGCTACAGAAGCAGTTGATACTGCAGTAATCAATCCTTTACCATTTACAGTAATAACTGGAATGGATGTAGTAGAACCAAAAGCACCAGTATTGCTATTAACAGTTGCTAGAGTTGCATTGGTGATTGCAGTACCAGTACTACCAGATAGAGTTAAATCTCCACCAGTAACAGAGATAGTACCTGAGACAGTACCCCAAGATGTAGCAGTGCCGTTGGTAGTTAAGAACTTACCAGAGTTGCCTGTTTGACTTGGTGTGTACGATGCTGCAGTTGTTGCTGAGTTGGCAGCGTTAGTTGCCGAAGTAGCAGCATTACTTGCTGAAGTACTGGCATTGGATGCTTGTGTTGTAGCAGTCGATGCAGAACCACTTGCTGATGTCGCAGAAGCTGCAGCAGCAGTAGCACTGGTGGAAGCATTGCTGGCTTGTGTAGTCGCTGTAGTGGCACTTGCAGCAGCGTTGGTTGCTGAAGTACTAGCATTGGATGCTTGAGTTGTGGCTGTACTGGCTGATGTTCCTGCACTTGTAGAGCTTGATGCTGCATTAGTCGCAGAAGTGCTGGCATTGCTGGCTTGAGTAGTCGCTGTAGAAGCACTTCCTGAAGCGGATGTAGCTGATGCTGCTGCGTTTGTAGCAGATGTGGAAGCAGCCGATGCACTACTTGCAGCGTTTGTTGCTTGAGTGCTTGCTGTAGTGGCTGAAGTGGAAGCATTACTTGCTTGAGTAGAAGCTGTAGTTGCTGAGGTACTTGCATTGGAAGCCTGTGTAGTTGCTGTTGAAGCAGACCCAGAAGCACTGGTTGCTGAAGCTGCAGCAGCCGTTGCAGAAGTACTTGCGTTAGATGCTTGTGTAGTTGCTGTAGACGCAGATGCTGCGGCGTTTGTAGCTGATGTGCTTGCTGAAGACGCTGAGTTACTAGCGTTAGTTGCTGAAGTTGATGCGTTGCTTGCTTGTGTAGAAGCTGTTGTAGCTGAACCAGAAGCAGCAGTAGCAGAGGCTTGAGCAGCGTCTGCATCAACTTGTACGTCAACAGCTAATTGACGAATTAATAGAGCTTCACTGGCTGAGTCGGCAACAGCATCTCCTGCACCCCCTGCACCACGATAGATAGACATTTAAACTTCCTCAGAAGTTGCTACAGTTTTCTTAGTGGTTTTTGCTACAGGTTTTATTTCTTCTTTTACTTCCTCATAAGCAGGATTATCACGAGTAGTTAGAATATCTACTTCGTGTTCAAAAGAAATAATGTTGCCAGAAATAATACATTTAAATTGAACCATATTGTACCTTTACAGTTTATTTTAAAACTCTTATGAGAGAGTACTAAAGTAAACTGCCCCAGCAGTTTCTACCGGGGCAGAGTCAATCAAACTACTTATGCTGGAACAATCAAAGCAACTGAACCATAATCACGCAACTCTGAAACACCATAAAGTGTGTCAGCAGTAAACAATGTACCTAGGTACTCTTGTTTGTACTGAGTCTGTGAACGAACACCCATTTGCTCAACCAATACCATTGCATCTTTGTGAGCCATTAAGCAAGCACGAGCTGAAGTACTACCAGAAGTTGTATCAGCATTGCTAGATACAAATACAGGCATACCGTAGAGGTTACCGATTTCGCCGTTGCGGATGGTGTTAGCAGAGCCAACTTCACCAACAAACGCTTGCTCAGTGTAACGAGCCAAGCCCATCAATGTGTTACGGCTTGATGGAGGAATAATGAAGAAACGACCATCCATTGGAACATCGCTGTCATCCAAACGCTGGATAGCACGACGGATACCAGCATCAGTCAATGCAGAAGCGTTGTTGTTTGCAGCAACATACAATGTTGAACCATCACCACCGATGTAACCCTTGGTGTAAGCTGCTGTATTAGCACCAGATTGAGCAATACGACCTAATTTAATCAAGTCTGTGTCAACTTGTTTAGCCAAAGCGTAGCCAGCGTCGTCTGTGTAGAACTGACGCAGTGAAGACAATGCTTGAGCTTCGACAATATCTTCAATCAAACGGCTGTACTCGTAGTGATTGTTGATAGATACTGTTACTTCTGATTCAGTTGCAGCAATCAAAGTAACTTGTGAACCTGCAGTTTTAGAAGCTGCTGAACCACGAGTTGGAACAGGGATATGAACTGTATCGCCTTTTTTGCCTTTGAAAGACATCTTTTTAACTAAATTAGCTGCTACTAATGATTTCTTGTAAGCGGCTGCAATTTCGTCACTCCAGATTTCTGGGATGAACGTCGCTGCTGTTGTGACCGTTACGTTATCTGTACCTAATGCCATGATATATTTCCTTTAAATTATAAATTCTAAAATTACTTAACTCGTCCTTGGGCGTAAGCACTCATTATTTCATCTTGAAGTGCCATATAGCGGTCAGGGTCTGTCATTCTCAGTTTAATAAGGTCTGCTCTTCGATATACTTTTCTGCTGGTTTCACCAGAGCCACCAACATCGACTGTAGCTGCCTTCATTGCTTGTGCTTGAGCTTTGTTTTCAACTGCTGCTGTTTGAGTATTTTGATTCTGTTGTTTGACTTGTCTAAGTTCCTTGTAGGTACTCAACAATTCATCAGCAGATTCAAAATCGTATTCAGCGTCAGCTTTAGCAAACAGGTTTAAACGAATTGCAGAAGATTTTACCCAATCTTGGAATCCAGCGTCTGATGCGACGGTGGCAAAATCAGGATGTTTAGATGACAATTGTTGTGCCGTCTTCATCTTCTTCATTTCTAAAGCTGCTTGTCTAGCTTCAAGTACTGCAGGATGCTTCTCTACTTGTCTGTTGACCGCACTTGCTGGGTCGGCAAAAAAGTCGTCTTCAAGCGATTCTTCAATAGGGGCTGCTATTCTCTTGTTGGAATCGAGTTGCTGTTTTAATAACTGGTCTGCAAGACTTCGTACTTCGTGAACTTCATTTGCTTGACGTCCAATGAGCTTTTCAGCTTCTTGGTGCATCTTAGCAATATCAAGAGCAGATTTACCTTTGTACTTCTCTGGTAATTCTTCTATTGGTTCAGCTTTGACACCAGCCTCTTCAGTTTTTCCTGTAGTAGTGCTGTCAGGAACTGGGGTTGTAATGTCTTGTACTTCGTCTTGTTCGTTACTGTTAAACAGTTCGTTTTGTTCAATGAATTGTGCTGCCATTTTTAAAGTCTCCTGTCACCGTATCAAGTGATTTTAGGATTAATAATCTGAGGCTCTTACGAGGTGTCTCAGGAATTTTGTTTCTGCTCTAGTTTCTGTTTTTCAGCTCTATTTCTAGCCCATCTATCCGCCGCTGCAGAGAAGTTCCCTGAGAACGGTTCCAAATAAATGGTAGGAGTTGAAATCTGTCGTAAAGCAGTTTTACTGCAAGTCTCACACGATACTTCTGTCACCTCATAACTAACAAAGTGTTCGTGTAAGTGTCCCTCTTCGCAGAGGAAATCAAATACCCTAAGAGCCATTTGCTGAGTCTCCCGACATGAGCTGCTCGTAGGTCTGTGATGAACTGTCTTTAAGGCTTAATAGCCACTGAAGAACGTCTAACTGACCCTTCTTCATAAACAAATCATTTTCATTCTGTATTGCTGCTACTTTATTGATACCATCGAAGAAGCCTTGAGCGTCTTCAAGCAGGTCTTTCCAACCTTGGGTAGCCATCATCGAGAATCGTGCCTCGTAATAGGCTTGTAGTTTTTCGTCCATTCTTTGTCCTTTTGGAGAATGTTATTTTTTATTGCTAATGGCTTTACACATTTCCTTAAAAAAGGTAAAATCTAATGTGTTTCTTGCTCTATTAGCACACCAACATACTAAAATACAGTTTTCAGCTAAATATCCAACATTGTTGTCAATGCGTTCAATGCTTACAACTGTATTTGAACCTGTTATACAATCCATGTCCCAGTTTGGATAAGCGCATTTACCTTTTTGTTCTATCCACAGCAAACAAATGTCTTCATAAGTTAGCGCAAAAACTTGTCCTCTTTTAGTAGCACTTGCTTTTGCACCTTTTACTAAACTTCTAAATCGCCCTTGTTTAGTACTTACATACTGTAAATCTCTTTGGGCGTTTGTTTTTTTAGGTTTCAAGTTAGTTAGCGCTTACTTACTTATATAGCCGTATTTTACCACAGTTTTATTAAAAAGTCAATAGATTTCTTTACATTCTTGCGTTTTTTTGCATCTGTAGTTCAACAATTTTACCTTTGTTCTCAATATCTTTCTCTTTAAGCATTAAATCAGCAATCTTTGCACGTTGTTCAAACTGCATCTGTGCGTTATCACCTTCGATATTGGTAGAAAGTGAACTAATAACCTTCGCTTTTAGCTCTTCAGGCAGTAATTGTGTCTCAACTACAGTCTTTTGAGCCTCTGCTTGGTCTCTTTGCGCTCTAGCTTGCAGCGATTGAGTGGTTGCTTGAGCCTGTTCCATCTGCATTTGCTCTGCCATCTGCTGTTTCTGCTGTGCTTGTGGGTCTGGCTGGCTCATTTGAGTCAGTGCAGCTTCCATTTCAGCACGATTTGACAGACTGGAGTTAGCAATAATGCCTTTTAGGATGATAGGCAACACAGGAGTATTAGGTCCTAGTGTCTGTAGCAAGCCAATAAGCTGTTGTTGTTCGTATTCACGAGCCATAATACCCAAAGTAGCGGTAGGAATGAACTTCATGTCTACAGAAGGATAACGCTCAGGGTCAAACTGCATATAACGGAAAGCAACCTTCTTAATCAATGGAACCATGAAGTCTTCTTGGAAGTTTGTCAGGGTACGCTTGTATTTCTTGATAATTCCAGACACAGCCATTGACATACCAGCACCAGTAGAATCACGAGAAGCCTGTGATACCATGCCTTGACTGTCTAGAGTACCAGTTGCCATCAACAACATACGCTCAAACTCACGAGCAGTAGCTGCAGACTCAGGGCTTGTGCTACCAAACTTGAATGGCATCATAATCTCTGCTGGATTACCATTGGTGAGGATAGCTTTACCGGGTTTAACTTCAAACTTAGCACCACGAGGTAAGCGAGTAGCGTCCATCGCAATCATTGGTGCAGTTGTTAGAGCTAAACTGTCTAAATGGCTACGAAGTTGTGCATCAAGAGCCTTTTGCATATTGTAGGCTTTTTCAACTGTACCACGACCCCAGAAACGATTAGGAACTGTATCATCCTGATAAGCAACTACAGGGCGGTCTTTCATCATGTAGGGATTCTTCTCAGCCTTGAGAAGCAAACCATCATTAGCAATGACCACAATAGCCTCTACAAGGTCGCTGTAGTTGTCTGCAACTGAATCATCAGGGAATAGGTCAATTACCTCTTCTCCGTTGTTCTCAAGGTCTTCTAGGTACTCTCTAGGGACTAATCCGTAGTAAGTAAGGAGTTTAACCTTGTCATCTTGGAACTGAATAACTTCTTGAGTTACTTCTAAGTCGTCATCGTTACCAGTAGGTCCGATGTCTACCTTACGATAGATACCTTTTTCCATCCCTTCCACGATTTTGTGGATAGAGACAAACTTCTCAATCGCACAACCCATTGCATCTTCAATCGAAGTAGCATTAGGGTCAATCAAGAAGTTCTTAGGATTAACTGGATTTATTTTAACGCAGAAGTATTGTTTCTCAGTAACGCCATAAGCGGCTTGCTCTGAACCGGGGATTGCTTGAGTGGAAGGAACATACTCAGTATCGGTCTTAACAATGATTTCACCAATACCTGTACCATAAATCTCAGCCATCAATTCAACTTGGTCAACAGATTTGCGAATCTTGTTAACAGTTAAGTCTTCCATGAGCAAAGCACGAAGAGCTTGGACATCCATTGGATTTCCGTTGTAATCCTTTAGGTCATCTTTGATGTCGAAGAACTCTCCGTTACCAAAGATAGCTTCCATGATTTCAGCGTGGCGAGTTTCTACCGCTTGCTGAGTGGCTGGACTGATTAGGCGACTACGCTCTGAATCACGAGTCTTATCTTCAGAAGCCCATTCACCTCTAAAGATTCTTTCATATTCTTTCCAGTCTTCTAGGAAGTTCTGGTCACGACTGTCTCTCCAGCGGTCACAGTGTGCAACAACAAAAGCTGCTAGTTCTTTATCAGATGAAGAGGGTTCATCCCACATAGTGCCTTCGTTAACATCCATATTCTCAGCCATTATATTCCTTAGTCTTCGGTTGAATCTTTAAAGGGTTCATCAATGTATTCTTCTTTTTCATTGGTGATTGGACCGCCAATGAGCCAAGCGTTGCAGGTGCGAGTATCTGCACACTTGAAATCAAATAGTTCACAAAAGCCTAAACCAGCAGACTCAACAACATCTTCTGCGTAGCTTTCTTTTTCTGCATCAATACCAGTACGAATACATTCCATCATTTGTGGGGTTTGTATAAAGGCAGAGCAGTTACCGCAACGCATCGACTTAGCTTGTTTTACATCAGTCTGCCATTCGTTGGCTTTAGCGTTCCAGAAAGCACCATTAGGTTCGTTTGGATTAGCAGGACCATAGCCTACATTCTTAAAAGCCCAGTCTCTGTTTTTAAGATTAGCTTTTACGTCTTGTGTTTCAATAGGACATTTCATATTAGTATCCGCTTATCACATCTAAAGTTTCCCACTCATCTCCGCCATCATCGACATCGAAAGAAGGTCTTACAAGTTGTTCAATGTACGCTAGAGCATCGACAGTATCATCGTGTACGCCTTGCGTTGGAAACATCAACAACTCATCTACAAATAAATCAAAGTCAGTTTCAGCATTAAGCACAATTCGTCCATGCTCAAAGTTACCCTGCAAAGCCCAAGTAACCCTATCTACTTTCTTTTTGTTACCATGCGTTAATTCTTCAATGTGAGCGTAACAGTTCATTCTACGCATCGCATCCATCAAAGGATTCATAATTGCTTGCTTAGCGATTCCTCGCTCGATACCGACTGCGGTTGGTTGATACTCTTGAATGTTTTTAAGTATTCTTAGTGCCGTGTCTTCAGTAGACCACCTGCCACACTCAATCTTATCTACAAACCAAATATTATTATTATCTACTTTTACACACGCTATAGCCGTTTTGTCTAAGCGTTTGTTTGTTTGTTTCTTACCTAATTCTTCAAAGCCAGCACAGTCTACTGCGATGTACCATGAACCATCTTTAGGTTCTTCACCAAACTTAATCCACTCTTCTTTAAACAAATCAGAACCAGCATTGTTAAAGGAAGACATATACTCTTGATTAAATGCAAAGGAACTTAGTGTCCTCTTAGCAGCTTCAATCTCTTTAGGGTCAATCGTCTCGTTATCTGCAGTAGTAAAGTGCCAAGACTTCCAATCCTCATCTTCACCACTTTGTCCTAACTGGAACCACTCATAAAAGTGATTACGACCAGAAGGGGTAGAAATAAACATTGCTCTACCTTTTTTATCTGACAACGCTGCACGAAGCACTCGTTCCCAAATCTCTGGCTTAATAAACGCTACCTCGTCCATTACTAAATATGATAAAGACACACCACGCAAAGAGTCTTGGTTGTCAGCACCTCTAATGAGGATTTTCCTGCCGTTAACTAAAGTAATCTCTAAGTTGTTAATGTGAGCAGATTTGATAATGGGTCTGCCTAAGTCCATTAACAAGTCCCACATAATGGTACGAGCTTGTCCTAGTGTTGGTGCAACATACATTACACTAGAACCTTCAGGACAATTCAAACCTTCAATTAATAAAGTGATTGCAGATAATCGTGATTTACCACAACGACGACCAGCAGCAATAACTTTAAATCGAGTCTTATCTTTAAATACTGTCTGTTGCCAATTCAATAGTTTAAAATCAAGTGTTGTCATCAATATCTCTTATAACAACATCTGTTACATCGTTTTCAATTATTTCAGAAGATTCTATTGTAGGAGAACCTAACGAAGTAATATTAATACTAATCTGCGGAGTACCGCTACCACTCTTTGCTTCAAAGCTAGATAATGGTAATAATCGTTCTCCACAGAACTTGAGCATTGCACCTTGCGCTGGATGACCATCCGCCAATGCAGTCTCTATAATCTTTGTAATAACACTATCACCAGCAGTGGCTAGTAGTCTAGCTTTAAACTCCGCTATCCTAGCAGCGTCGCCGGGAGGTCTACCCAGTATGCCGGGATTCTTTTTCTTGGCGATAGCCGCCTTTGTGGGGCGACCACGCTTTGGTTTACCATTAACCACTTCACGTCTTTTAATCTTCGGACGCTTTGGTTTTTCAACCACCAACACTTCGTTAGAAGACAAATCATCCGACATGAGTCTTTATCCTTTAAGGAGACATAAAAAAATTAAAGCCCTATAAGTACTATAGAGTGCTATCGGAAGATTCGTTGTTCGCTATCGGAGAGGGGAACGCCTGTTGGCTGTTGTTCCCCTTGCTACAGGGCGCTATAACTTGTCGTCCCGAAGGGGACTGTACAGTATCTTTATTGTGTGCTTTTCACTTGTAAAGCGATTTTAGCATACTTTTGTGATTCTGTCAAGCATTATTTTATAAACAGTGTTTAAAGGGTCTACAACAGCGCCTACGGCAGCGCAGACAGCGTTCACAGTAAGATGACTTACGCACTTACTGCGGGGCTACCTTATTGACACTAGCCTCCGCAGACCCTCTTACAGAGGTGAGCATTTTCCATTATAAACAATCTTGTCTATTTTATCTTTTATTCTCAACTATTTAGGTCTATGTTGGCATAAGTCCTATTTTACTCTTTTGTATGCTATAGCGGCTCCAACAACATTAACAACACAACAACACCCCCTCCCCCCTATGTTGTTTCTATACCACACTATAGCGAAGTAAGCACTTACATATTTAACTACGTTAGTTAGTACTCACTTACATAACTTTTAGTTATATAGACTATGTTGTTTCTATGACACACTGTATATCTGTACAGGGCGGAGCGTGTATGGCAATGTTGCACCATAACAGGGTAACATAGACTAGGGTAAACCCTTAAGGGAAGACACCTATCAAATAATTGTATACTTTTATAGAATTGTGCCGTTATACTATAGGTAAGCAGCACAATTTAACCGCAGTATCCTAAACTAAAGGACTCACAATCATGTCATCACTTATATATCAGCAAGTAACCGACCAAATTATTAAGCAGCTAGAGAGCGGCGCAGCACCTTGGGTAAAGCAATGGCAAGGCAGCAGCACCGGCAGCCATAACGTTATCAGCGGCAAGGGTTACCAAGGCATTAACACTATCATTTTAAGCATGGCAGAGGCTGCAGCGGGTTACAAGTCCGGCGCATGGGCAACATATAAACAATGGTTGACTGTAGGCGCTCAAGTTAAAAAAGGCACCAAAGGCACAACGATAATATTCTATTCGCCAGTGACTGGCAGCAAAACAACGGCAGCCGGCGAAGAGAAAAGTTATCATTATGTATTAAAATCATACAGTGTATTTAATGCCGACCAAGTCGACGGATACGTGGCGCCAGTGTTACCGGTTAAAACGTTTAACAGTATCGCAGCGCTTGAGGCACTGGCAGCAGCAAGCGGCGCAGATATTAAGCATGGCGGCGATAAGGCATTTTATAGCCCTTCTCAAGATTTTATTCAGATGCCGCAAAAAACAGACTTTAAAACAGAGGCGGGTTATTATGCGACTTTATTGCATGAGCTAACCCACTGGAGCGGCGCAGCCAGTCGACTCAATCGTGATTTATCCGGTAGATTTGGGAATGAGGCATACGCTGCAGAGGAATTGATTGCAGAATTGTCGGCAGCATTCTTATGCGCCAATTATCAGATTAATGGCGACCTGCGCCATGCTGGATATATCGCCTCATGGTTGAGAGTACTCAAAAACGATAATAAAGCAATATTCAAAGCCGCAGCACTGGCACAAAAAAGCGCCGATTATATTAAGGCATTCAGCACCGGCGAAGAGGCAGCGCAGCCAGTAGAAGAGGCAGAATTAATAGAGGCATAATCTAGGGGTAAGTCCTAGTATACTTTAATAGTGTACTAGGGCATTATTCCTACTGTAGTATCCTAAACTTTGGAGGTAATACCATGGCAACAAAAAAACCAAGCGGATATATCATATATCGTGGCGCTTCATTATTAGACGGTAAACCAATAGTCGCCGTCGCCGTTACCAATAGCACCAATAAAAAAACCGGTGACATGGTTCAAACCTATATTTTGGTTGACAATGGATTATCGCCGGTTATCAATTCGCAATCACTTGCCGACGCCTCAATCTGCGGCGACTGCAGCCATAGAAGAGGGTTAGGCGGCGCTTGCTATGTTAACTTAGGGCAAGGACCTAGAGCAGTCGCCGACGGCATTAATAGAGGCATATATCCGGAAAACCTAGCGATAGCGGCGACGTTGTCCGCCGGTCGAATGGTTCGCTTAGGTACTTACGGCGACCCTGCAGCAATACCGGCATTAATATGGCAAACCCTGCTATTAAACTCTAAAGGCAGCACCGGATATTCTCATCAGTGGAAAACCGGTAAAGCCGACCACGTGATGGATTTTTGCATGGCAAGCGCTGATAATGAAGCCGATAGAATTCTAGCGTTATCCAAAGGGTTCCGCACGTTTAGGGTTCGCAGCAGCGAAGAGGCATTATTGTCCGGTGAGTTTGCTTGCCCTGCCAGCGAAGAGGCAGGAAAGCGCTTAACTTGTGACAAGTGCGGCGCTTGTAACGGCGGCAAGAATAGTAAAAAAGCAAGTCCATCTATTATCGTCCATGGCACGCTAAAAGGGCGCTTCATACCGTTACAATCAATTTAAGGGGTTTATTATGATTAAGTTTTTACAAGGTTGTTTAGTCGGGCTGCTATGCTTTACACTGCCGCTCTTAATTTATGTTTATCGCACCGGAGGATTTTAAAATGAGTACATTACACCAAATTGTAGAATATCAATTTCACAATCGTAAGCCAAGTAAAAAGCAAGTTATGGGATGTATTGACAACGCTATAAAAGGCGACGGGAAAGCCGTTAGCGTATCTTGGGGCGAGAATTGCCTTGAGGTAATATGGCATGACCGACAATTACAATGGTATGGTTATGGATGGATTAAAAATATAGGCGGCGACGATATCGCTCAAGAGTTAAACCGTAAACAAAAAACGTCGACGACTCAATTTATGGCGGAGCATTTTAAACTACTTAATATAGGGGCATAGATGAGGTTAGAAGAGGTTGCGGCTGCGCTTGGTATCAGTCACCAAAGGGTTAGCCAGTTGGAGCAGTCCGCACTTAAAAAGATAAGAATTGAATTATTAAAACACAACATCACTTATGAGGAATTACTATCATGCTTAAAACATTCTTAATCGCAGTTGGTTTAACATTGTCAGGCTTTGCCTATTCCGCCTGTAAGACAGTCATTATAGACAGTCCTAATGGTTCTCAGGTATGTATTATTTGTAATGATGGCAAGTATGTTAATTGTTCGCCACTATGAATAATCACTATACTTGGTTTTATTGGCTGGCTGGCATTGTAGTCTATACACAGGTTATGATTTGGCTATTGCGAGCCATAGGACAGGCTTTATAGACGACTTTAGGGTATACTTGATACCTACCTATTAACTAAGAGCTAAACAGCTCAGAAGGGCTATATTATGAGATGTATTTGTTGCAATACAGCATTAAACGACTATGAATCTACTGTAAGGCATGGCATAACAAGGCAATTCTTGGAGATGTGTTCGACTTGCTTAAAATCAGTTGATGCTTATATACCTATACAGGTAAGGCATGACTTGATTAGTGAGGGCGATACTGGGAATGGTGAGTTGCTAGATGATGACGGAGATTACATAGAAGACTATGATAACGATGATGTTGATGAATACTGGGAGGAACGCTAATATTGACCTATATAGCTATATCGTTACTGTGCATAGGTTTTAATAGTTTTTACATAAAACAACAATCTAACGATAGTCTATGTTGTTAAGGCATTGTAATGAATTTTTTAAAAGTTGTCAAGTGTTTTATTTTTTTAATGTGTCTAAAAACAACAGTTTTTTATGTACTTTAGGATAAGATGTCTAAAACAAGGAGAATTTTATGTATGAATTTGATGAAATGACGGGTTTAGAGTTGCAATATGCTCAGGAAGAGATGCACAAGCATTTTGTTTTGGAGGAAATGGTGGCATTGTGCGGACAGTACGGGTATGAAGTGGTTATGGAAGAGTTCAGAAACCGCTTAAATCAAGCCGTAGACCGCTTAGTCCCTATCGTATAGGGTAGGGGTATATCTATGTGGAGATATGCTCTTGTAGCTTGTTTTAGTGCGTTTATGGGCTATTCTATCGCTATGCTTGAGGTAGAGCATGAGGTTTGTGGTAATTATGCTGATAAATATAGCGATTGGTACGGATGGTTAAGTGTTAAGGACGGGGTATTTAGATGCTTTTGGGTTGAGTCTAGGTATCCTTATCGAGTGAAACAAGGGATAATTGAGGTAAAATAATGATTGAATATAAAAGAGAACCAAAAGGATTGACTGCAACATTCGTAGTCACAAAGACCTACTATGTAACAGTTGGTGGAGACGATGAACACGATGTTTGGTGCAATGCTCAAATGTTAAGCAATACCGATATTGATGAAGATGATTTTGTTGAGATGGATATGGACATCAAAGACGGATTTGAATATGACAGTTTCTGAGAGTAAGTACTTAAAGCACATCCCTTGCGAGAGTTGCGGAAGTAGTGATGCAAACAGTTTGTTTGATGATGGTCACCAATACTGTTTTGCTTGCGAAACCTATGTCGCTGGGGATGGTACAACAACACATACGAAAGTAGTTAAACCAATGAATAAGGACTTAAATTTTTATGACAATAGCTCTTCTCTTAGTATCGCTAATCGTGGTATTACTTCGGCTACTTGCATAGCCTACGGAGTAAGACAGAATGAAGGCAAACACTACTATCCCTACTATGATGCTGATGGAGTGATGACGGCAATCAAAACAAGGTTAGTGGAAACCAAAGATTTTAGTATTGCTGGGGACTTCAAAGAGGCAACTCTATTTGGTCAAAATCTATTCACTAAAGCTGGTCGCTACTTGACTATTTGTGAGGGTGAATTAGATGCACTGGCGAGTTATCAGATGCAAGGCAGTAAATATCCTTGTGTGAGCGTTAGAAGTGGCGCACAAGCAGCTCTGAAGGATTGCAAGATGCAATATGAATGGATTGATTCATTCGAGAATATTGTGATTTGCTTTGATGCTGACGAGCCGGGAATTAAAGCATCACAAGCAGTTGCTGAATTGTTCGGTGGCAAAGTTAAAGTAATGAAGCATAAGAAAGGATACAAGGATGCGTGTGATTATCTTGAGAATGGTGCTGGTAAAGAATTTATTGATTCTTGGTGGTCTGCTGAGTCTTATGTCCCTGATGGAATTATTCAAGGCAACACCCTCTGGGACATTGTGTCAGCGCCTATTGAAAAGGCTGATTGCGACTACCCTTACGAGGGACTTAATAAACTCACGTATGGCATACGAAAGGGGGAGCTTGTCATGGTCACTGCAGGAAGTGGACTTGGCAAATCTCAATTTCTTAGAGAGATTGTATGGCACATACTTAACAAGACAACTGACAAAATCGGACTTATGTTTCTTGAAGAGGGAGTCCGCAAGACTGCTCGTTCCCTCATGTCTTTGGCAGTAAACAAACCAATTCATTTACCTGATGTTGATGTATCACCAGAGGAGCTTAAAGATGCTTTTGATAGAACACTCGGAAGTGACCGCATTTATCTGTTTGACCATTTCGGCAGTACTAGTTTGGAAAATATTGTCAATCGAGTGCGTTACATGGCTAAAGGGCTTAATTGTGGCTATGTCTTTCTTGACCATCTTAGTATTATCGTTAGTGGTGGTGATGTTGGAGACGAGCGCAAAGCCTTGGATTCCATTATGACTAAGTTGCGGATGCTTGTACAGGAAACAGGCATTAGTTTGATTTGTGTCTCTCACCTTAAACGTCCTGATAGCAAAGGTCATGAGGAAGGTGCTGCAACGTCCTTAGCACAGTTAAGAGGTTCCGGTGCAATAGCGCAACTGTCTGATATCGTGATAGGATTAGAGCGTAACGGACAGGCGATGGACATGATTGAGCGTAACACTACCTCAGTGCGTGTGCTAAAGAACCGCTTTAGTGGCTACACTGGTAATTGTGGAGCATTGTTGTATAATGGACAAACTGGACGAATGTTAGAAATTAAGGACACACTATGAGAGACTTAGTAGAAGCAGCAAGAGACTATGCGAAGCACGATGAGTATGCCGTCACTCGCAATTACATCAACGCATTATGTCTAGAGATAGACCGATTGCGTACACTGAACAAGGATGTCTTTGGTCGCATACAGGACAACACCGAAATCTATGCTGATGCAGAGCGTTATCGCTGGCTACGCAGTGCGTCATGGGATGTTGATACTAGCTTAGTTGCTCCGTCTGTTATTGCCTGTAATGGCGACATGAGTGAATGGCGTTGGATGATTGGTAACGAGATTGATGTTGCCGTTGATAAGTTTATTGCGGAGGGTAAGTGAGTTTTACAATCACTACGCATGATGGCATGAAAGTGACTCAGTGGTTTAGGTCGGTGGATGAATTGTTAAAGTCTATGTTAGCTAACCCTAAAGATAGGTATTGGAGGAACGTATGAATAATGAACAATTACTTTTTTATAACAAGGGATTTAACGACTGCCTTGCTAAAGGTCTTAATCCAGCAAAGACACTAACAGATGAGGAAATATATAAGTTGTATGAAGAATCTTATTTGGAAGTTACTCCAACAGATTCAGAATTTGACCCAATTTATTTTGCTAAAGCAATACTAAGAAAGGCACAAGAGAAATGAGTAAGAAAAATATTAAATTAGATGGCTATGCTTGGATTGCCGAGAATGGTGCGATTGATTATGGTTTTTGGTTCGGTGATTCTGATGAGCCTGTACAGTTTGCAACAACGCTAAAAGAAATCGTAAGACAGTCTTTAGAGGCTTATCGTATCCCTGCTGGTGGAATTGCAGAATATCATTTAGAAGATATGAAGTTGTTGAGTAGGTCGCTCCAAGCTGCAAAAAACTTGATTGACCACGAGATTAAACGAATGGACGATAGTGATAGGAATGATTAAGTGGACTGGCACAGCTCTTTGTCTGATTGGCATTGCCTTAACTAGCCTAAACATTTTCCCGTTGAACCTCTGGTTTGGTTTAGTCGGTAGTGGATTATGGGCTTGGTCAGGTGTCTATCAGAAAGACTATGCTTTGTTTGTTGTTGAAGCAGTTGCGGTATTGATGTACTTAGGAGGTTTGATAAAACTATGCTTATGAACAACGACAAAAGATTTGACCTTGACTTACAGTATGGACAAGTGTTTGAGCAAAAAGTAGCGGATATGCTACAGAACAAAAAGATAGAAGTTAAGACTGAAAGAGATAAATGGAAGTCTACAGGCAACATCGTTATTGAATTTGAGAGTCGTGGTCGTCCGAGTGGTATTGCTTCTACTGAGGCAGACTACTGGTTCCATAACCTTGCTGTTGGTAATGACATTGTTATGACGCTAGTGTTCCCAGTATCTAAACTACGCTCCTATATTACCAAGAATATGCCTAAGATGATTCGTGGTGGTGATGACAACACTTCAAGAATGTACTTGATTAGTTTGACAGATTTGGTTAAAATCATCGAATGAGGATAATTCTTGACATCGAAACTAACCTAGCACACGACAAGATTTGGTGTGTTGTTACTAGGAATATTGATACAGATGAATGGTTTACTTTTAAGACTCCTGAGTTGTTACAGACTTACATTAACAACGCAACTGAAATTGTGGCACACAACGGCATCTTCTTTGACTTCCCAGTGTTGAAACGAGTTTGGGGTGTTACTGTTAGAAAGTCACAAGTAGTCGATACGCTAGTGTTGTCTAGGTTGTATAACCCTAGCTTGGAAGACGGACACAGCCTTGCTGCTTGGGGACAACGCTTAGGGTTTGCTAAAGGTGAGTTCACAGACTTTGATAGTGGTTGGTCAAAGGAGATGGAAGAGTATTGTATTCAAGATACATTGGTAACAAAGAAGTTATATGAACATTTAACTCAGGAGATGAAGAATGACTATTCAAAAGAAAGTATCACGCTCGAACACGAGGTTGCAATCATCGTTGCGGAGCAAGAAAGAAACGGTTTTAAACTCAATGAAGCTGGGGCTTTACAACTACTATCTATACTTAAAACTAAGTTGGACGCTATTCAGGTTGAAATGGCAATCATCTTCCCCGATAAAGTCACCACTGGAAGAGTTCACAAAACGTCAGGGAAACCGCTCAAAGACATCATCGAGCCGTTCAATCCCGGCAGTCGGCAGCAAATTGCCGAAAGACTCACCGAAAAGGGGTGGAAGCCTAACAAGTTTACAGAAAAAGGGTCGGTCATCGTCGACGAAACCACGCTCGAAAGCCTCGACTTCCCAGAAGCAAAAACCTTAGCAGAGTACATGATGTTGCAAAAGCGGATAGCACAGATTGATAGCTGGCTAGAAGCTCTTGGCAAGGACGGAAGGGTTCATGGTCGTGTCATCACCAACGGCGCTGTTACAGGTCGTATGACGCACATGAAGCCTAACATGGCACAGGTTCCTAACAGCGGTAGTCCTTACGGACACGAGTGTCGGGATTTATGGATTGTAGAGAAAGGATATAAGTTAGTTGGCATTGATGCTTCAGGACTGGAGTTGAGAATGTTGGCTCACTATATGAACGACAATGTATATACACATGAAGTTGTATCGGGCGACATCCACACAGCGAACCAAACCGCTGCTGGGTTGCAAACGAGGAATCAAGCTAAGACGTTTATCTATGCTTTCCTCTATGGCGCTGGAAGTTCCAAAATCGGGTCGATTGTTGGAGGTTCTGCGAAAGAAGGACAAAAGCTCATTGATTCTTTTCTACGAAATACGCCGAAACTTAAAGCTCTTAGAGAGAAAGTGGCTCGTATCTACGCTAAAGAAGGATGGCTACCGGGTCTTGACGGACGCAAGTTACTCGTTCGTGCAGAACACTCGGCGCTCAACACGCTACTGCAAGGCGCTGGTGCAATCGTTATGAAGCAAGCTGTTGTTATTTTGCACAGAAAGCTACGTCAATCAAAGATAGAGTTTAAAATAGTTGCTAATGTTCACGATGAATGGCAAATAGAAGTAGAAGAAAGTCGTGCAGAAGAAGTAGGTCAGTTAGGTAAGCAAGCAATCAAAGAAGCTGGTATAGTGTTAAAAATGCGCTGTCCTCTGGACGGAGAATACAAGGTAGGTAACTCATGGAAAGAGACACATTGATGACTAAAGAAAAAGACCCAAACCTACTCGGCATGGTTGCTGTGTCTGCTTACAAAGATGGGACATATTCATTAAGTTCTAGTTTTGATTTGGAAGAGACTTATGAGTTGTTAAAGGATGCAGTATTGGATATTGAAGATGGAACAATGGAAGAAAGTCTAGATTATTCTAATCAAACTTTACAATAAATCAGTAAAACTTTACAATAAGTTTATCACATTATGAAATCAAATAGTTGTAAGTTGTTGTATAATAAACAGGCAGTATTTCTAAACGTAGTAGATAAGGAGATTTAAAATGGAATTAAAACCAGTTAAGATTCAAGCAGAAGTTCAGTGGGCTTTCTTTGACAAAGTAAACGACATGAGTGGCAAGTTCCAATGTGACTTGGCTAACCTGTCAACAGCAGCCGTTGAAGCCCTAGAGTCTATTGGTCTTGCACCTCGCAAGCGTGAAGACAAACCTGAGAAGGGTTGGTTCTTAACAGTGAAGTCAAACTACGCTATCCAGCCATTTGACAAAGATGGTAACGAGATTAAAGATGTAGTTGGTAACGGCTCTAAAGCAATCGCTTTGATTAAGCCGTATAGCTGGAAGTGGAAGAACAAGGATGGTGTATCTGCCTCGTTAGCAAAGATTGTTATTACCGATTTAGTGAAGTACAACGCTAGTGGTGATGACGCTTCTATTGAAAACTTGGACGACGACATCCTGTGATAACAGCTCTCATTGATGCTGATAGTCTTTGCTACGCAGTAGGTTTCTCTAGTAACGATGCAGAGGAGTCTATTGCGATATCAAGGCTTGAGGAAACAATGACTGAACTTTGTATGGAGCTGGACTGTGAAGATTACAAGGGCTTCCTAACGGGCAAAGGCAACTTCCGTGATGCGATAGCAGTTACAGTTCCATATAAGGGTCAGAGAGTATCTGAAAAACCTGTTCATTTACAAGCACTTAGATGTCATTTAGTGACATCATGGGGCTTTACAGTAGTACAAGGAATTGAAGCAGATGATGCAGTTGGTATCGCTGCTTACGCAGTTCCTGAAGATGAAACTATCATGGTACATATTGACAAAGACCTCAATCAATTTAGAGGTTGGCATTACAACTACCGCAATAAAGAAAAATATCATGTAACTGAGTTTGAAGGTTTAACTGCTTTCTATACTCAAATTCTTACTGGTGACAGAATTGATAACATTATTGGACTGAAGGGTATTGGTCCTGTTAAAGCTAAAAGGATTCTTGAAGAATGTACAAACGAAAGCGAACTATATCAAGCAGTCCTCAAAGCCTACGAGGGCGACCAGCAGCGAGTTTCGGAGAACGCACAACTACTGTGGCTCCAAAGAAGTCCAAATCAAGTCTGGACACCACCAAGCTCGTCCTAGTTGAATGGTTAGACGCACTTGCTCAAGGTGAATGGCATGAAGCAAAGCGTGAAGATTTAAAGTGTAAGTCAGTTGGGTTTGTAGTGTTTGAAGATGATGAACAAATTGAACTTGCCGGGACTATCACGATAGGTATGTGTAATAACAGCATTACCATCCCTAAGAAGATGCTCACAAAAGTAAAGGAAATAAAACTTGAAAACAAGCTCAGCAAAACAAAAAGGAAGACTACTCCAGCAATGGACAGTAAAGCAGTTACTAGCGAGGTATCCGCAACTAACGGATAAGGACTTACGCAGTTGTCCAATGGGTAGTCATGGTGAAGATGTAGTGATGTCTCAGTTTGCTAAGGAAGAAATGCCAGCAACATTTGAGTGTAAATCTTTAGCAAAGATAGCCGTCTACAACTACTACGAGCAGTGCAAGAAGCATGGCGATGGTGAACCAATAGTTATTATTAAACAGAATAACTGTAAACCACTTGCAGTAATTGATGCAGAGATTTTATTTGACTTAATGGCACAATAGGAGAATGACAATGTACGACGACAACAACATGGAAGTCAAGTTTGAAATACATAGCGGAGATGGTTTAATCACTAAAGAGTTTAGTGTAGAAGACTGTACTTCTTGGACAGAATTAGTCTTACAGTTTGGTGACTTTTTAGCTGCTCAATATGGTTATGGAATATCAGAAAAAATTCTGTTCATTACCGACCATCCTTACGGACGTGAGCATGACTACGCTATTTCTAAGAAAGAGTTTGAAATGGTGTTACAGCATCGTAAGCGTGAAAAAGCACTTGATTCGTTGTTTGATGATGAGGACGACACACAGTGAAAATCCTACTGCTTGATATTGAAACATCTCCGAACACGGCGCACGTCTGGGGATTATGGCAGCAAAACGTCAGTATCAATCAATTGATGGAGTCTTCCTATGTCTTATGCTACGCAGCTAAGTGGCTAGGTGAAGAAGACATTTACTTTGATTCTGTACACCAATCTAAACCTAAAACAATGCTGAAAGGTATTCATGCTCTTCTGGACTCTGCTGATGCTGTTATCCATTACAATGGAACTAAGTTTGATATTCCTACTCTTAACAAGGAATTTCTACTCACCAAGTTACTTCCTCCATCGCCTTATAAACAGATTGACCTCTTGCGTGTGGTTCGTAGTAATTTTAGGTTTCCTAGCAATAAGCTGGATTATGTATCTCAACGTCTGGGTCTAGGTAAGAAACACGAACACGAAGGTCATGCTTTGTGGGTCAAATGTATGAATGGAGATAAAGATGCTTGGAAACGTATGGAAGATTACAACATACAAGATGTTGTTTTATTGGAAGACTTGTACAATAATCTTTTGCCTTGGATTAAAAATCCCCCTAACCGCAATTTATTCAGCGATATTCAAGGCTGTCCGACTTGTGGACATGAGCATTTGCAAAAGCGTGGAACAGCAGTGTCAACTACTGGTACTTATCAAAGATATCAATGTAGGTCTTGTGGAAGCTGGTCACAAGGTACTAAATCAACTAAGAAAACGGTAGAGGTAAAATCTCATGGATAATCCAATCGCAATGCCAGCACATTATGGCTACGATGTTTTAACAAAGTATGAAGATGATACAGAAGAGTTTTTTCGTAAAGCTAGATTAGCTGCTCAATTTGCGGATGGAATGGAAGACCCCGGTGACAGTTTGTCAAAGCAAGTAGGCGGTACACACTATAAAAAAGGTGTACAACCTTGGACTATAGCGTTAGATTGGGGACTTGACCCTTGGTCTCATAATGTGGTAAAATACATACTTCGATTCCCTTATAAAAATGGACGAGAAGACCTAGAAAAAATTCAGCATTATTTAGAGTTTTTAATAGATAATTATGATGATGTAGTAGATAAGTATTACAAGTAGAAAGAAACTATGCCACTGCTTTTGCACGAAATTAAAGAACGTCTTATTGCTTTAGATGAGGTAACGCTACTGGAACTTTTAAACATCAGCAGTGAAGACATAGTAGAGATGTTCTCGGATAAAATTGAGGACAATGCCGATAGACTAGAAAAAGAGGTTTTATAAGATATGCCATACACAATGACTCCGTACAACACTTTTATCGCTAAATCAAGATACAGTCGTTATCTTGACGATAAAGGTCGTCGTGAACACTGGAATGAGACAGTGGCACGATATTTTGATTTCATGGAGAAGCACTTAGCAACAAAACAAAACTATGTATTAACACACGAATTACGTACTGAACTTGAGCAAGCTGTTGTTGCTCTTGATGTAGTCCCTAGTATGAGAGCAGTAATGACAGCAGGACCTGCGCTAGAGCGTCAGAACGTAGCTGCATTTAACTGTTCCTATTTACCAATAGACGACCCTAAAGCCTTTGATGAAGCGATGTATATTCTTCTCTGTGGCACTGGTGTCGGTTTCTCTGTGGAGCAACAATATGTTAAAAAGTTACCTGAAGTCCCGGAGCAGTTGTTTGATAGTAAGAGTTCTATTGTTGTGTCGGATTCTAAAGAGGGATGGGCGAAATCACTTCGACAGCTCTTGGCTCTTCTATACGCTGGCGAGATTCCAAAGTTCGACGTATCAAGAGTTCGACCTGCCGGAGCAAGACTCAAGACCTTCGGTGGACGTGCTTCTGGACCCGGACCTTTGGAAGAGCTTTATAAGTTCTGTGTTGCCAAGTTTAAAGGAGCAACAGGTCGCCGTCTCACTTCCCTTGAGTGCCATGATATTCTGTGCAAAATCGGGGAAGTTGTTGTTGTGGGTGGAGTCAGACGGAGTGCAATGATTAGCTTGTCAGACTT